AAGTGGGAAAGTTAAAACGTTGATCAATATGTTAAACACAAAAAATATTGGGTCAAAGTTTCTAATTATATCATTTACAGGGAACGTATTTACCGTCGATTTACAAGATCTGTTATCAATTTCTTTTATCCCTAAATGTCTTGCCCTACCAATCCCATTCTTGTATCTATCCAAGAACATTGCGGTCGTATAAACTTTATTATATTTAAACTCATAGAAAGTATCTTCACAATCGATCGCTTCTTGTGGGTTAACATAATCATCCCAATCTAAACTGAACGCATATGACTTTAAAAGATTGAATAGTGTTTCAGGGTATACCTTGAATGTAAAATCTTGAGTAACGTTAGGATTTACGGATGTACCGACTATTTGAATTGTGTCCCCGACATTAAATGGTATTGAATTTTGAGACCCCGTATATAGAACACCATTCAAATATATTTCATATGATGAATTATTAAGTGAAGTTTCAAATGAAATACCAGCATCAAAACCAAATGATTGTACTTCTGTTACACCTGTAACTAAACCTGGTTGAATTTGGTAAGTATAGGTTTGTGTTGCTTGATCAAATGGATCATTACCTGATGTTGACCACCCGTATTCTTTAACGTTTGGTACTAAGAAATTGGCTCTTTGGAAACTATTCTGTAGTCCTTCCTCATTTTGCCACTTCATTTTAAATCGGTACTTACCTTTTGTTGGTATACCTTTACTAGGGTCATCGGATAATACTTGTTCTCCGAATTCATTTGTGAATACGTAATCCAAATTCATTGGTACGTTAAGGACATATGCCCCATCAGGATCAATTACTTTACCTTCCTGTTCTACTTGATATACCTCTAATATTGGTAAACCTTGATCATCAGAATTAATTGTTTGTCGTATTGCCTGTATTTCACCAGGACCTGAAACCAACTCACATAAATTACCTGTATTGTTTTTTGGTTTACATCCAATCTTCAATGCATCGTCATTTGTTGTTGATATAATTGACCCCATAAATATGGAGGTTGGTTGGATACTGATATTTGCTTGTTTGGTCAAATCAAAATCAACTCGTGTAATACCAACTTGACATAACTCTTGATCACCCCAAAAAGGAGCAACATCAACATCAAACACCAAATTTTTAATTTGTGGTAATTCTCTTAAGTTTGTTGATGATCTGAAGGTAGACCCGTTAACTTGTGTTTCGGTTGCTAACCCTTGTTGTATTAAATCTTGTGGCGATAAAGAAAAACAACCAATATCAGATAAATCAACATCCATCACAATTGTTTGAGTTCCGGTGGGAACCCCAAAAATCATAAAGTCACCACTATCATTTGTTGTTACAGTAAATCTGTAGTATTTGTCGTAAACCTCAATATATGATTCATCCATTAACACATCCCCAACATTAGGAAATGTTCCTGTCGATTGGTGTCCTTTATATGATGGTAGTTTAGGTAATAAATTATACCTATAACCTTCTTCATTGGTATCGGTTATGGTTCTATAGGGATATAGTTCGGAAATTACAGGGTCAAATTCATCCGCATCATCCAATGGGATAAAAACCGATACTTTAGCATTTGGTAAACCAAATCCGTTATTAACAAAAACACGACCAACTACGACACCGTAATCCGCACACATTCTTGTGTATAAATCATTTGCAAGAATCTTTAAGGAAAGCACTTCCAAAGATTCCCAATCTTGTTCTAAATTGACATTAATATATTTGTCAACACCTACTTCGGTTCTTATTCTATATGATTTGGGCATTAAAGATTTCGTTTTTTCATAAATAGTTTATTTCCTATTTTAGAAAAAATAATCTTATTCTTGGAAAAATAAATCGCTACGAGAAGTTTACCGCTTTTAAGTTCAATACCCTTACATTAATGTCCTTATTTGGGTATCTAATTTGGTAAGTTTGTGTTGGTGTAGCAAAGATAGTATCTGCCGTTGGTTGTATCTGTCTTGTTAAAGGATCTGCATATGGCATCGATGTTTGAGCCGATGAATATTGACCACCAACTTGATTAAAGAATAGAACATCAGAAATACTCACAATACCATTTTCGGACTGTAGTATTCGTCTTAATTCAGAGATATTAACGTTTTGACCTAATTCTCTAACTAATGGGTTAAAGAACTCTGACACCAACTGTATTACTTTGGCGATAACCGCACCTTGATTTTGACTATTATCTAAAACAACATCAACCGTAACTGAAAGATCTATCGTTTCTGCTGCTTCTATTGAAATGTAGTCATTTATCATACGATAATTTGATAGGTAATTTGCGACGTTTTGTTTTAATGTGTTTGAAACTACGTTCGTTAAACTACCACTTGTATCGTAAGATAACATTTTAATTTTTATTTTATTGTTCTCTTCAGTGATTGCCACTTTAGCAGGTGCACCAAATTGAGAAGGCATTGTTCTTATAATTGAGTTGTAGTCATTAACCGTAACCGCTCTATTTTGAGCCGCGAAGTTAAATGCAACCATGTTTCTCACGTCTTCAGTTGTTGGTAGGTTAGCACCTCCAATAGCCGCAGTCACATTATTACATTGTAAACTATTAATAACACTTCTGTTGACAGAATCTGATGGACCATTAACCGCAAATGATACAGTACCAATCTGGTTGATCGTATTTATACCTAAATTACTTGATAATCCACCACCAATTCTATATTGAACAAATAGAGTCGTGTTTGGTGTCAAAGCAGCACCCATAGCAAAGTTATTGGTATATCTACTTAAATCAAAACCTTTACCATCACGGGCAAATTCTCTTAATTGTTGTTCTGCGGAGATATTACCACCACCAAAGGTCATTTTACAGAAACCTTCAGGTGTATACTCACTAATAAATTTGTTTGATGTTGTTATATATCTACCTACTTTAATACCAGGTTGGTCAGATACTTTAGTAGGGTCTTCAATGAAAACTCTATCTTGTACCAAAGCATCCACCTCAAACCATCTCTCAGGACCTACGGTGATAAAATCTTGTGGTTGTGGTATTGTTGAGTATTGTGTTCCTGATTTAAGTAAAACACTTGTAATACCCAAAACATTTTTTTCAGGTAAGAATAATTCTAAATAAGGTCTAGCATCGTTAGCGGTAATTACTCTCTTATAAACTTTCGTAATACCATTAACAACAACTTCTCGTTTAAGAATCGTATAATTAATAAGTTTACCACTTGAGTCAAAGTTTGGTATTTTAACTCGGTTTGGTGATCCCTCAGCATTTATTGGTGAAGCAAAATCAATATCATATACCGTTTCGAAAGGTTGCCCAGCTCCATTAACTTGGGATCCTCGTCTTAAAACACCACAATATCTTAAATCTTCCCTATCTCCGAAAGCGGGAACTGTAATTGAAAAATCAACTAAAGCAACTGACGGTCTTTGACCCGGTACTTTTAAACCATAAGTTCTTGCAATATTATAAACGGAGTTCTTTTGTTGCGCAAACTGTAATACGGTTTCTTGGATACTTCTATCTATTTGGAAGTTAAGGTTATCCGTAACTGCCGCATTCAAATCTAACATCACAGAGAAAATACCCGCATCGTTAAAGTTTTGAACGAGATCAGGATAATACGTTCTAGTGAAGTTAATTAACTCAGTTCTTACTCCTTGAAAATCTCGGACTGTATAAGATATATTCTTTTCTGCCATATACTATTAAATATTAATAATGATAAAATCACTAGATTCAAAAGCAGAATCCGTTATTCTGTAATCTATTTTAATTCTTGCTGTGTGTTCTAATTGAGCAATATTGGTAACTTTAAATTCTCGTTCACCATCTTGATTTACCGTAAATCCTTTATCTTCTAATCCCGCAGATGCCGGTTCAACGGTAATATTAGTAACTTGTAGATTTGGCATGTAATTACCAATTGTGTCTCTTATTTCAGATTCAATATCCGAAAACGTTGGCCCATCTAAAGGTTCAAAAATATACTCATAAAGACGAGTACCAAAATTGGGTAAGAAATACCTTGATCCTTTTCTTGTTAAAAGTAAGTGAACTAAGTCAGATCTAATTTCACCTTCAGTAGAATTTGTTACGTCCAAATACCTACCTGTGAATGAATCCACAAAAGGAAAAGAAATACCGTATGTAATACCATTTGCCATATCACATATAAATATAGGTTAGGTTTTTTTTAAGTAAAAATTAGAACAAATAAAAAACCCTCCTTTTTGGGGAGGGTTTTTTATTAATCTTCGATATCTAAATCAATTCGTTTGTCGGATTTGAATTGTCCGAACATATCTTCGTATCCATCTGTCATATACGCCTCATCAGAATAATCATGTTTAACTTCGGAATTTAAGATTTTTTCAATTCTTTCAGGGTCGTTTTTAAATAATAAAACTCGTCTCTCTTCATATCCTTCACCTCTAGTGTGGTCAGTTACATCAACACCCCAAAACGTTTCACCAGACGAATTGTCTTCATATTCTTTCATGGTAAATTTACCATCTTTAGATTTTTTAACGTTACCTGTCTCAGACATATTATTTTTAAGTTGTCTGTTTTTTATATAATCGTATGC